CGCCAATGGCGGCGGGGGTATAATCGCAACGGGACTGCCTGCGCAGTGCGTCGATGGCTTTTGCCGGCCCGTGAACTCGAACTCCGGGTGGCAGGTGCTCATGGTCGGGGGTAACTGGAACAATGGCTCGAATGCCGGGCTCTTTTACTTCAATGCCAACAACTCCTCGTCGAACTCGAACGGCAACATCGGCGCGCGGCTACTTGTTTTTCCGATGTCATCATTGCGCAGGCTTTTCCGCACCGCTTGGTGAAAATATTGCCGGGAGGACAGGGTTTAGTAGGCCTCGGCTCGAAAGACCTTGCAGGCAAACAAGGAGCATCGGAAAATGCCCAAGAGAATTGGATTCCTCTATGAGAAGATGGCGGACAAAGGCTTTATTCGCCGCGTCATCCTGGAGGCCTCGCGCGGGAAGCGCAAGCGCCGGGAGGTGCGCCGGGTGCTCAAAAACCTGGATGAATATGTGGACAAGACCTATGATATGATCGTGTCCGAGAGCTTTGTCCCCACCCCGCCGAAAGAGCGGGAAATCTACGACGACAGCAGCCAGAAGCGGCGCATCATCAAGGTCGTCCCTTTCTGGCCGGACAGCGTGATGCACTGGCTCCTGGTGACCGTCATGAAGCCCGTGCTGATGCGCGGTATGTATCACTGGTCCTGCGCCTCCATCCCCGGTCGGGGCGGGAAGCGCGTCCAAAAGCATATCCGCCGCACCCTGCGGGACGACCCGGAGGGTACGAAGTACGCCGCCGAGCTGGACGTCAAACACTATTACCCCAGCATTCCAATCAAGCGCCTTATCTGGGCGCTGGCCCGGAAGATCAAGGACAAGCGGCTCCTGCGGACGGTCTACGCCGTGCTCAAATCCTGCGGCGGCGGCCTGGCTATCGGGTACTACATCTGCCAATGGCTGGCGAACTACTACCTGGAGGAGCTAGACCACTACATCATGACCCTGCCCGGGGTCAAGTACATGGACCGCTACATGGACAACATCACCCTACGCGGCCCCAACAAGAAGCAGCTGCACAAGGCCCGGAAGCTGATCGAGGCCTTTATGCAGCGGCGGCTCGGCCTGCGCATGAAGGAGAACTGGCAGATCTATCGGACGACTTTTACCGCTGCCGTTGCCAAGAGGCACAGCCTCATGGATGCACGGAAGCAGCGGCTCCGCCGTCCACGCATGGTTTCTGCTGTGGGCTACCGCTTTTCCCACACCCACATCATTCTGCGCAAACGGAATTTCCTGCGCTTCGCCCGCCAATGCCGCCGGGTGAAGAAACGCATAGACGCGCAAAAGCCCATCTCGTTCAGGCAGGCCTCCGGGCTTTTGAGCCGGATCGGGCAGCTGCGGCATTGTGACAGCCACAACATCAGAGTCAAATACGTCGATCCCATCGGGGTCAAAAATCTGAAGGAGGTCGTGCGACATGAGAGTAAGGGGCGACGTGCAGCCCAGCAACGCCTTTACAGTGGAGGAGCAGCCTAAAAAGCCGGGCTTCTGTCTGGTGCGCTTCTTTGAAAACGCCCAGGAGTTTTCGGAGGAGCAGGGCGAGCTGACGGTCAGCGGATGGGAGTACGACGAGTACCACCTGGAGATGGCCGACACCGGCAGCCTGGAGGAAGATGTTCTCAACAATTACGATGCCCTGCTGGAACAGGCCAAGGCCGCCGAAGCCGAGGCCGAGGGCGGCGGCTCCGACGACCTGGAGGAGCGCGTGGCCGCTATGGAGACCGGCAAGGCCGACAAGGACGAGGTGCAGGCCGTTTGGGATCAGATGGCCGCCGCTTATAGCGAGGGGGTGCAGGAAGCATGATGACAAATCAGGAGCTTATTTTGGGCGTGATGCGCGCCCAGGGCAAAGCAGACGCGCTGGATCTCCGCGCCCGGGCGCCGGAGCTGGACGGCACGGCGCTCATTGACGAGGAGAACAAGATCCCGGTATTCGACGGCTCGAAGGACTACACCAGCTGGAAGGTGGGCTCTCCGGTGCGCGAGCTGGTGGACGGCGAGTGGCAGGTGTTCACCCTGCTCCAGCCCCACAACGCCAGCCACTACCCGGGGAGCACCCCATCCAACACGCCGGCGCTGTGGTCGATCCGGCACACCAAAGACCCCAAGCGGGCGAAGCCGTGGCTGGCCCCCAACGGCACCAGCGGGCTCTATGAGCTGGACGAGTGCGCCACGGAGAACGGCCATGTGTACCAGAACGGCCACGACAACAACGAATTCAGCCCCTCCGCGCCCCCGGAGAGGTGGACGGACCTCGGCACCATCGAGGAAGTTCAGGGAGCCTGATGTAGCAGACGGAGACAGCAGCACCGCAGCCGCGGGGCTGCTTTTTTCGTGCCATTCTGGAGGGGGTGATACCGATGATACAACTTGACTTCGGGGCGCTCGTGCTGGCCTTTATTGCCGCGATGGGCGTCCCGTCTGCAATCATGGGGCTTATCGTCTGGGCCTTGAAAAAGCGCATTGACGCCAGAGAAAAGGACCAGGACGAGAAGAACAGAGCCCAGCAGAAGCTTATGGTGCTCCTCGTCCAGAGCACCAGGGCCTCTATTGCCCTGGGTGAAGCCACGGCCCACGCCATGCAGCGGGGCCATACCAACGGCGACATGGAGGCGGCCCTGGAGTATGCCGCCAATGTGAAGCATGAGCAGAAGCAATTTTTAGATGAACAGGGCATTCACAACCTGTTCGACGAGTGAAAGGAGAATTGCACATGGAACTGTCTGTTATTATCGCCATCGTCGGCGTCCTGGTGGCGCTGACTAACGTCATTGTGGAGGTGGCAAAGAAGGCCACCTGGGACAAACTGCCGACAAACATCTTGGCTCTGATCGTGGCCGTGGCCCTCACCTTGGCGGCCGGCTTTGCCTACTGCCAGATTGAAGCCATCACCATTACCTGGTACATCGTTGTGGCCTTCGTTGTAGTCGGCTTCATGGTGGCCTATGCCGCCATGTTTGGATTTGATAAGCTCAAGGAAATTATGAACTGGGGTGAAAAGAATGAGTAATAGTTCGCTCGCCACCACCACCCAAATCAGCCCCAACAAGAACAGCCCCAGAAATCACAAAATCGACCGCATTACCATCCACTGCTTTGTGGGCCAGGTAACCGCCCGCCGCGGGTGCGAGGTATTTCAGCCGTCCAGCAAGAAGGCCTCTTGCAACTACGTCGTCGGGTACGACGGCAGCATCGGCCTTTGCGTCGATGAAGGGGACCGCTCCTGGTGCAGCTCTTCCAGTTCCAATGACAACCGAGCTGTCACTATCGAAACGGCCAGTGAGAGCACGGCGCCCTACAAGGTCACGGACAAGGCGTACTCCGCCCTGCTGGATCTGGTGACAGACATCTGTCGCCGGAACGGAGCGAAAAAGCTCCTCTGGTTCGGGGACAAGGACAAGACCCTGGCCTACACCCCAAAGGACGGGGAGATGGTGATGACGGTTCACCGCTGGTTTGCAAACAAGAGCTGCCCTGGCGACTATCTATATGAGCGGCATGGAGAAATTGCCGCAGAAGTGACCAGACGACTTGAGGGAGACGATGACGAAATGAGTTATGAGCAATTCAAGCAGTACATGAGCCAGTATCGGAAGGAACTCCAGGACAACGACAGCGGGAGCTGGAGCAAGGAGAATCGCCAGTGGGCCATTGCCAATGGCCTGATGGCCGGCAACGGAACCACCGTTGAGGGTGAGCCCAACATGATGTGGGAAGATTTTCTCACCAGGGAGCAGAACGCCACTGTTAGCAAGCGCCTCTATGACCTCATTATGGCAGAGGTCAAGAAGCTGCTCGATGACCGAGATAAGGCCATCAAGGAGGACATCGGCGAAATTGTGGCCGAAGCCGTTGCCGAGGCGATCAAGAAGGCGACGCAGCAATGAGCGGCATTGAAATATCGCTTTTGCTGATTGCGGGACTTCTCCTCGTCCTGGTCGGCATGGCGCTGGCGGCAATGCGCCGGCCGCCCCGGAAGCGGAAAGGCAAGCAGGAGCCGAAGCTGCAGAAGATAGATTTCTCCAAGCAGCTCATAGTGGACATTCGGGTGTTGCTGTGGGTGGTGACGGTAGGAGGGCTGTTTCTGGCCTTCTACTGCATCAGAAAGGACTTCACCGGCTCGCTCCCGTGGATCAGCGCGATGGTGGGCCTGCCCTGGACAGCCCACGGTACGGTCTGCGCATTTTATCTCAACATGGCAAAGTCAGACCACCGAAGCGGCGGCATAACCTACGACGCTGCCGCGGCGGTGAACTTCAACGCGCCGCAGGAGCCGGAGGGCTCCGTCGATAGCCCGGCAATATGACATAGACCCCCTCGCAGGACACGCATCCTGTGAGGGGGTCTTTTTCGTTTTTGGGGAAAGCGCCAGAGCGCCCAGGAGAGCGTTTTGCCTCGAGGCGGGCGTCTACACTCCCACGCCATCTTCCTGCCGTTGCAACTCATTTACGGGGCCGTGCGGGGCATTTCCGGGCGACTCTATGATGTCCACCGCCACGACCTCCACCAGCCGGTCGCGCTCGGCGCCCATGTTCAGCACGGAGCCGACCCGGTAATAGGCGCGGATGTCTTCGTCGGTGCCGTGGATTCTGGTGGTGATGGTGTCTCCGTCGGCCAAGTGAACGACCACGACCTTCTCCGTGCAGAGCTCCAGGTGCTGGCAGAACTCCTCGTAGCCCATTTCGCCCCGGGCCCTCATGGCGTCGCTGGCGGCCTGGAGCTCAGCGGGCGTCCAGTCTCTACTCACCGTCCGCCACCGCCCATCCCGCTTCCAGCAGGTCATCGAAGCCGTTGTAGACATCTTCCAGCAGGAGCCGGCCGTCCTGGTCGACGATGACGCTGGCGGCCTCGTCGCCGTATTCGTCGTGCTCCAGCAGGAAGCAATGGGCCCGGTATGTCTTCGGCTCTCCGTTGACGTCCGGGGTGAGGGCGTACCAGCCGTCATCAATGACGTGCCAGGTGCCGTAGTGGCCCTCGACCCGGATGTGCTCGCTGTCTCTGGCAATCATGTGCATACCTCCTGTTCGATAGACGGGGACTACCAGGTGTCCCGGCAGGGGATGAACTCGACCTCTACCTCCGGCGGGAGCGGGTCGCAGGGCTCCCCGTCAAATTCGTTGTCCTGCTTCGTGCAGATGCTCGGCGCCCGGTCGGCCCGGGGGTCGGTGTCGACATAGTACTTCCCGCCACATTCATAGACGGGGCGGCTCCAGCTGTCGCGGCCGACGAAGGCAAGCTGCAGGGGCATCCCCCAGCGGGGCGGATACTTCATGATTGCCCAGACCTCCAGCGGGGCCTGGAAGCCCCCGGGCATATCCTCGAAGGCCTCCAGCGTCCCGCAGTCATCGCACACCTGGACGTTGACGCGCCGGCTCATGGCGTTCCGCGCCGGCTCCTCGTCCATGACGTCGCGGCCGCACCGGGGGCAGGGGTAGTGCCACTCGTGCTGGCGCTTGGCAAAGGCTTCGATCCGCTCCTTGGCAGTACTCACTGAAGTCACCTCACTCTCTGTCGTGGATCTCCTGGAGCTCGTCGATGGTAGCCATGTCGACCTCCAGGCCGTCAATCATTTCCTGACACTTTCGGGCCAGCGTCTTTGCGCCGGCATGGGCCCCGGCCCCCTCCAGGGCCCTTTCCTGCATTCCGCGATACTCGTCGATCTTCGCCTGGATTCCTGCCCGGGCGTACATCAAGATTTTCAGATAGGTCATTATCTGGCACCCCCTTCTCAGGCCGCCGGGGTGGCGGTGGCCTGGGGCTCCTTGGTGGCCTGCTCGGACTTTGCCTTGGCGGGCTTCTTGGCCGCGAGCTTCTTCGCGGCCTGCTTCTTGGGCGCGGGGGCCGG